TAGGCGGCATAAGGCTATATATCCGCCGATCTTCTCATGGTACACCGTCGACGCTCCTTCATGCTGCAGTCGCCGTCCAACGTTCTGCAGTAGTGTACCACCCACGTGGGCTCTGTGTCAACCCACGGGTAATTTCACGCATAAGCGCGGGACTCATACGAATCGCACGTCTAAATTCAGCTACGCCCCCCCCTCCAAAGTGGTCGGGGTGGGGTCTGGACCGCCTAGGCGATCCAGGATGCGGGATAGTGCGCGGCGAGGTCCAAACCGTGGACCTCCATGTCCGGCACTGCTGAGGCGGCTGCCCACTCGACGTCCGTGAAATCCCCGCAGGACACGCGGGCCAAAGCCTCCCAATTCTCCGAGAGGACGCCCTCGAAGTCTGGGAACGCAACGTCTTGCATGACAGCCGAACCGTGCTCAGGCAGGACGCCGAACACGCTGAGGTACTGCTCACGGCACATCTCGTCCGTGACAGCAGCGCCGCCCTGATTGGCCTCGTGGACCCCCTTACAGAACGCCCAGAAGGGTTCGCACCGCTTGAACTCCTCACCCAAGGTCGCCGCAAAGATCCTCGTGCACGTCTTACGCTGCTCCGGGGTCACTGCGGTCGTCGTCCATTGCTTGGTGTTGAGCAAGCGCCTCATCTCGGGGCAGGCGACCAGGTCGCTGCCCTCGTACACAGCCGTGTTATCATGGAGCAATATGTCGTAGCCCACCACCCTGGCGTAGTCGTAGCCTTGTTCCTTCTTCCAAATGAGCTTGGGGTTCCACCCCCAGCGCCTGAAAAAGTCATCGATCCACGACAAACCCCCGGGGAAGCGCTCCCGCCAAATGTCCTCTTCCACCCTGCCTAACGTATCATCTCCCTCGAAGATGAGCCTCGCAAGGTACTTGCGCCTGTTACGGGTCGTGCCCGTCTCCCTAGCGCTGTAGTAGAACAAGTTCTTGCCCCGCGTCTTGATCAGGGACTCGACGGCGTCTCCCATGTAGTCCGGATCGACCAGGAAGGACAGCCATGCTAACAAGTTCTGGAAGAAATTGCCGGACGACGTGAGTCTATCCCCCGACTCACGCATCGCCCGCGGCAACGACAGCTTGAAGGTGCGCCGCTCGCCCGTCTCGTCCTTGTAGGTCATAGACCACACGACGGGGTTGACGCGATCCGAGACGACCCTCTCAAAGAGCAGCTCGCCCGTCTCCTCCAAGCCGACGAACTTGGCGATGTGTCGCAGGATCCGGCACTCGGCAGCCTTCAGCTCCTCCGAAATGCCAAACTCAAAGGCCGTCAAATCATTCTCACACCACCGGCCTGAGCGCATGTCGCTCAGGTTCTTGGCGACGTCGTTTAAGACGTGCGACTTGGTTCGGTGCTTAATGCTCATCAGTTCCAGTGCATGAAACATGACGTCCTCGAAGATCCACGCGACCTTTGCCAGCGCCGTCAGCCGAATCTCTTTGTGATTCGCGATAGGACGCGGCTTCTCCTTTGCGCTCACCTCGGCCTTCGGAAAGGCTGCGACGTACCTACTGAAGGTCTCGCGGTCCATGCACAGGCCGCCTACTCCCTCAGCTTCGTTCATCGCATCGAGCTGCCACTGCGCCTTCTGCTCTGGTGAGAGCTTCTTCGGCATAGCGGTCCGAGTCACTGACTCGTAGCGGCATAACGACTTGCGCATTGCGCTCTCCGTGAAGAGCCGTCGCTCCATCTCTTCCAATGCGCGCTCCATGCTGCGGACCTCGCGACGTGACGGGTCAAACGTCCCCACGTCCTTGTCGCGAAGGGCCTGCGCAGCCTCGAGGTTCCGCGGGTCATTGTTGAAAAGGTACACCATCTTTTCGCCCATGTGCGGAAAGCGCGCGTTCGCGGTCCGGACTCCGATGTCCTCACCCTCAGCCTGCCCTGACACCTCGGCAGTCTTGGTACTGACATGAACCGTCGACCCGCTCAAAGACGCGCCCTCGACGAATGCACGTTGCTGTGCGTCGACCACCTCCGCGGCGATCGCCTCAGCGGCCCCGTAACGTTCGAGGCCTGGTGGTGGCTGCGCCACTGTCTGCGCCACCGCTCCCGCTGCAGGTTCAGGCT